AAGGTATTCTGTAATATGCCAATTAAAAGAATTAGATGATTAAGATTGTTGACAATTTTTTTGAAAACAAATTATTTTTATCTGTAAAAAAACATATAACTACAAACATTTATTATACTCCAAGATACTTTGATGATACAAAAGAAAAGAATGATGCAAACTACTATGGCAGCAGGTTTATACTGTCAAAGGATCAAAAGCTTTTAAACACTTTCAAGACAACTGCTGAATCAAAATTCAATATAAAAATAAAACAAATTGATGGAGACAGTGGTATTGATATGAGAAATTTGAATCATTTCAAACCTCATAAAGATGACAACATTGCAAAAATCAATATACTAATTATGCTTGCTGGACCAACAGCTGTCACAAACGGCACAGTATTTTATAGTGATGATGAATTAGATATTCATGTTGGTTTCAAAGAAAACAGATCGGTGTTATTCCCATCTGCATTAATACATTCTCAACATGCGAGTAATGTTCCAAATCTAAGAAGATTTACAAGTACGTTATTTGTAAAAGATTATGAAGAATAAGACGTAGGTCTTGCACCAAGTCTTGCAATTTTTTCATCTGTGGTTTCAGGTCTATAATCACCAGAACCTTCTGGATCTTCAACATCTGTATCATCATTATCCCAATCAGCTTGTAATTGAGCAAGGTGAGCTGCATCCCACTTATCTATAAACTGTGATTGGAAGTCTCCTAGGTTAGCTTCAGTCCAAGTTTTATGTGGTGTTGTATCTCTATGCTCTACGGTATCATTATAATCATGATCATCATGTTTATACTGAATAGCCCAAATATTAGACCATTTAGCGTCATTCCAAAAAGCATCGTCATCTATAATATATCCTACAGAAGAATTGTTTTCATTCTTTACACTTTGGTTGATTATCATCTTGTCATCAAATACTACTGTCCAAGTTGAATTAGTTGCCATTATATCTCCTAAGTTTTTATTATATAAATAATTGTTAAATAAGGTTGTAATACTGAAGTAGCACTCCCAGAAAAAGTTGCACTCATGTTATGCGAGTGTCCTGTTCCAGAACCTGTGCTCCCTGTTCCTGACGGATTAGCAAAGTTAACTGAAGGGTAGACAGGGTGAACTTCATTTCTTCTTGATGTAAATCCTGCTCCACTATTGTGTGAGTGTGAAGCCAATTGAGAAGTTGATAATGTTGCGTTAGCTGTTGAGCCTCCGACAGTTCCATCTGCGCTAACAGTGTTTGCGCCACCAGTCGATGCCAAGGCTTTTGTTCCTGATTTACCCATTGCGACATTGTCTTGAAGATCTGGAACATTAAAAGTTGATGCACCATCTCCAGATCCATAAGTTGTACTTATAATAGCAAACAATGCTGAATAAGTTGATCTAGAAACTGCAGCTCCATTACACTCTAAAAAACCTGTTGGCACTGAAGAAGAAGACCACGGCACAATAGTAGCCGTAGGGATACCTTCGATACCTGTAAGGTTTGCTCCAGTAAAATCGTATCTTGTTGCTTCGTAATTTGACATATTATTTCTCCATATAAGTCCAGCCAATGTTTGAACCAGAATATACTAATCCAAAACCTGCACCCTCAGTATTTACTACTAAATCTGAAGAGGCATTAGCTATTTTAGAACTGTTTCTTCCTACAGTCAACGCATTAGCGTCAAATGTAAATCTTGAATCTATAAAGTGAACTTCATCACCAACAGCTGGTGATGCAGGTAAAGTTGCTGTTACAGCTCCACCGTTAGTGTCTACAAAAAGTTTTGCGCCTGCTTGAATAGTTTCTGAAGCAGTAATAGTTCTCCATTTTCTATATTCATTTGCTTTTTCTACATTAGTTCCGTCAGCATACAATACATAACAATTTCCTTCGCAAAGTAAAATTCCTGTTCCACTCGCTGTTTTGAAAGTTAATGTATATCCTGCGTGGTCTGTTCCATCAACAACGTTATAAACTTTTTCAATACTGTCAGGGACAGTTACTGTTCTGTTAGCTGCTAAAGTTCCAGTTAATTTTAAAGTTGCATTTCTTGCGTTTGAAATTGTTCCATCGGTCATTGCCAATGTAACGTCAGCAGATGCACAATCTATTGCTTCATAACCTGCAACTGCTTGTTGTACAAGATTTAAATTAGTATTTGTTTTTGTTCCCCAAGTACCGGCATTTTCACCAGTAGCCATCAATTCTATTTTTAGATCACTCGAATATGTTGATGCCATAAAAAATTCTCCTTAATTATTCTAATTATACATTTATTAAGCAGCCAAATCAACTGTAGACCAAGTATTATTGACACCTAGATCAACCTCTTGCCATGGTGTTATATTAGGGCTGCCTTGGTTACTTGTCAAGGACATGCCTGTAACAAAGACATTTGCATTAGATACTGTGCCTTCATCTCCTAATGATATAGATAAAGCTAAACCAGAAACACCTACTAATACCATAGGTATTTCTGTGATTGTTCCAACACTTGACGTTAAAGCTTGTCCAGATACAGACTCGGTAGTGGTTTGTACTAAACTGTCATTTCCAAGAGATAAATTTAATGCAGTTCCTGTTACTGGAACATCTAAAAATAGTCCTGCTATTGTGCTTCCGACTGATGTTGTAGCTGCTTGACCTGTTACAGGTTCTGTGGTTGTTTGAACCAAACTCTGAGTGCCTATTGCAGAGGTCATAGTATGTTCAGAAACTGTTATTGATAAATCAGCATCTGCTTGAACTGAGTAAACACCAAATGTTAAACCTAATGCTTGACCAGTGACAGATACAGATACATCAGTAAACGCTACATTAGAACCGATTGCAGAAGTTAAAACTTGTCCAGTAGCTGTTACTGAATCTGCTTGACCCCAACTTTGATTACCCCAAGTGTCTCTTCCCCAACCAACACCAATTAAAAATTCATCATCAATAGTTGTTTGTCCTGCTGACATTGATGATGCAATACCTGTTACAGGTACTCCAATATTTATAACACTTGATTCAGAAAAAGTTTGTAATAAACCAGCCGTTGTAACGTTTTCAATGTGCGATGTTCCTGAAATATCTTCACCTTGTGATAAAGTTGCAACAGATCCAGATACACTTACATCTGCATTTGCTTGAGTGGTCAAAGATCCTGCTGCAGTTGTGGAACTTGATCCAGTTACAGAAACAGTAGGTGCGTTTAGTTCACCCCATTGGTTTTCACCCCAACTATCTCCACCCCATCCAACTTCTATAACTCCAACAGCAGTGACGCTTCCAATAGCTGTGGCTAAAGATTGTCCAACAGCTAATGCATCAGGTGCAGCGTCAGCAACACCTATTGATGATGTTAAGCTTTGACCCGTTGGGATCATCGTTTGGTTAATTGATACTACATTGTCTCCGATTGATGTAGATGCACTTGAGCCTGTTGTAGTAACAGATACATCAATAGAAGCTACTCCTGCTCCAATGCTTGAAGTTAAAGATTGACCAACTATTAATTGTCCAATCTGTCCCCATTCACTAAAGCCCCAAGTGTTTGCACCCCAACCATTATTAAGTAAATCAATTGATGTATCACCCACTGAGAGTGTTGCTGCTTGCCCTGTTGGAGATTCAATTGTGTTCGCTTCTAGAGTTTGATTACCAAGTGAAAGACTAGCGGCTATGCCAGATACAGAAATAGTTTGATCATTTTGTGCACCATAATTTCCAAGACTCCAAGTCAACATTCCGTATGCGTCACTTGCAGGAGTATTTGCTTGACCCCCCATTGCTGGATGAGATGAACAATAATAATAAAGTGTTGGTGCTGATGCAGCCACACTTATTTGAGTGTAGGCACCAGATGATCCTGGAGTTCCGCTTGTGGTTACGCCAGTGGTGTATTCCGATCCACTATTGTGTGTACCGTCAGAGGTTGTTGAAAATCTTAAAGGGTGTGTTGAATTTGATGAATCAGATTGATCAAATTTATATATTCCGCCTTCGGCTAATTCTACTGTGGCTTGTTGAACACCATCAATAAAATATTTATTGCCCGATCCAGTTGAAACAACTGTGACTGTAAATGTACGAGTTACTGACACTGAATCGGGCTCCTATCATTAAGCTATTCTTAAAATTGCAGCAGATGTTGTAAATGCAGGGAACTGAATTGTAAAAGTTCCAGAAGTTGCAGTTTTATCTCCGCCAAAATCTAATACAGCTACCGCATCAGTAGTGCTTGATCCACCAGCAGTAGTCGTGTTGTAAATTAGAGCACCTCTCGCTGTCAAAGTTACACCGACAAATGAAAGATCAGCAAAGTCTGTAATTGCTGTATTTGTTGCTAAGGATGTTCCAACGTTTACAAGTGCTTTTCCTCCAGCAGTGTAACCTGATGGTGATGATACTTCATTTGACGTTGCATATCCTACAGTTGATTTTCCTAAACTCGCAGAGTTCGTAAACATTGCAAGTTTGTATGTGCTTCCAGTTGGAGCTGCTTGAAACTTATGAGCTCCTTCTAACAATTCTTTTTTAAAAGAATTGCATATTGCGTTTGTTGTTATTGCCATTTTTTCTCCTTTTAATTTGTTGTGTTTGGAGATGGAGAGGGTACTTTGATTCTCATAACACCATCATCATACTCCGCACGTCTTCTTCTGCCCATTTGTTGTAGAGCAAAATTTTGTAATTCCTCATTATACTTACCTTTATATAGATTGTATAGGTTATCGGGCCCTTTTAAAAAACTATATGCCTCAGTCAATACTCCATGCAATAACATGGATTCTTGATAAGTTGAAATAAAGGTATTATTTGTAGAGGTAAATTCTGGTGGATCTTTAATGTAATTAATTTGAACTGTGCTCGCATTTGCAGGCGTAGGTGCAACCAAAATGTTAAAATCATCATAATTTGCAAAATATTTAGGAGTTCCTTGTGATCCTGTGCTATTAAATTCAGATATAAAACTAATGTCTCTTTTTTCTAAAAAAGTTCTTGTCCCACCCGATCCTACATGTTCTACCGATCTAAGTATTAATGAATCTGCAGGTATGGATACTGCTCTATTGCCAGCAGTAAATGTTGAAGTAGCATATTTTCTTAAATCGTCATAATCGACTTTACCTGCAATATCTAATTCAACAGATCTTATAAAATTTTGAATAATAGAATCGGATAATACAGAACTACCAACCTCAGTGTAATCTCTGACTTGTGTTAGGAAATTAGCGTGCGTAATAGCCATTATGTTATACTCACTGTTACATGACCAACCCTTACATCAGCTTGTCTTCTTATATTTTGTATTGATGGATCTTCAGGTATCATTGAATGCATTATAGTTGTTACACCATTTCTAATTATTGGAAATTCTTGTGTACGAAATGCAAATGGTCCTGGTAAACTTAGATTCGCTACACAAACTGAAGCTCCACCTGAATCAGATATAGTAGCATCCTGATCTGCTAAAAATTCTTGTGTAGGCTGTTGAAACTTCATAGATCTTGGGCTTTGTAATGCAATAGCATCCGCTGTAATTCTTCTTCTTCTAATTTGTGGTTGTTTAGGTTCAAATTCTGAATAATGAACAAAAGAACCATTCCATTCTTTTACCATTTCAGAATATGGGAACTCCATACCTGATCTATCAGATATTGCTTTTGAATGTTTACCTGTTGCGTACTTAGCCATTATGCTCCTGATCCGTTAGGGTAGAATGATTGTGGAGTGATAAATGTTGAAGTTCTTTGACCATCCTCATCTAATGCTCTTTTTAATTCATCTTCATAAATCATTTTATTTTGTTGTACTAATTGTGGATTAATTTTCATAGATAGGTAATACCCTAAACCTGCGGCCATGCATGGTAAAAATCTATAAGCAACGTCTGCTTGATTTGTATATGATCCAGCGTCTTCAATTCTTTTTAATACATAATACTTTAAAGCTTTATATGTGCCAGCATCTGGTGTTTGGTATAAACTTATTTTTGGTGTTGTTTGTCTATCAACATAATATTGAGAAGGTGTTCCCGTTGATAACTTATTTGGTATTGCAGCATACGTAGATCTGTCTATTTTTGTAAGAGATACATCTTGAGTGGAAGCAGAATCATTAGACGCTACAGTTGTAGATATAAAAGCTTCTAATACATCACTCACGTCTGACGACACACTATATGTAGCTTGACCAGCAACTAAAGTTTTTTCATCAAGTTCTACTTTCCAAAGATGAATGCCTCTATTACCCCATTCAGCAAATAATAAATTTAAACTTATTCTCGCTGATTTTAAATCATAACCAGAGTTCGTTCTCACCCCACATCTTTGATACCCCTCTTGTATAATATCATCAATATCAAGATTAAAAGCTGTTGTTCCTGATGTTGCCATTATAAAATATCCTTATCTTAATTTTCGTAAATCTTGTTTTGTTAAGTGTCTGCCACCATGCATTTTAATTCCATACTTCAAATCAGTTTTTGCATCTTTTCTTTTTCCAGCACCTCTTACACCTGATTTCATAATTTCAATGATAGATCTCCCACCAGATTTCTTGTATGCTTTATAACCTTCTTTAATGCCCTTAGTTAGTAAACCACCCAACAACATTTTTTTATACATTTTTAAATCCTTTTAATAATGGCCCATAATATTTTACAAGACTTGGATTACTTACTTTTTTTCCTGCAAGCTCAGAATGCATATAAGAACCAATGTAAGATTCTTTTTTCATTTTAGTTCCAGGTGCTTTTGATGTTGTTTCAGAGAATGCAGCTCTCCCCATAGCAGCTTTCATAACTTTCTTGCCAGCAGGTACACAGTTAGGCACCATCCTATTGCCTTTTTTCTTCATACCTTTTTGAACGTAACCGTCCCAACAGGTTCCTTGTTTTGCCATCAGTCCTCCTTTTTAGCGGCCGCCTTGAGAGTGTTTATATTCTCCTTTTTGCGGTTGTACAACTTCTTTGATTGTACCACTTTCTGTTTGTATGTTCTAGACCTTAGATTTTTTGCAATCGGATTAGACGATATCAACGGCTTTGCCAATAATTGGCTTATATTTTGTTTTTCCTTCACTTTTAAATGCGTGTAAAAATTGTGCACGCCTCCCCTCAGGAATCCAGCTGCAGTGTACCCATCCTGAATTTTTTTCGCCAGGCGTATAGAACTCAAGTATCAATTGATCTGGTTCTAGATTCTTATAAATCCAATCTGCAAGTTCGGCATTATCTATTCCTGGACATTCAAAGTCTGCAGCCTCAGCCTTGGCGTGCTGTGAATTTACAGAACTGCCAATAGCTACACATAACTCACTGCTACGAAATCCGCTAGTCACCTTGACCCTACCAAAGTGATCACGTACTGGCTGTAAAATATTTTCACACATTAGTTTTAATTTTTCTATTTGTTCTGCGTTAGGGTTATTGTTGATACCCCTCCTGATTGCTGTGTCTGATTTTGTCAGCTCTGACAAACTAAAATTACGACTCATCTGCATTTTTTTTCTCCATTTCGTAAAACATTTTATCTGTGTCTTCTGTTACCATATCATTATCCTCCGCATCCCAATAAGTAGTTTGGACTTTATAGTCAGGCCAGCTGCGATCAGTAGTATAACTATTAATGTGCCAAAGAAGACGATTATTAGGCTGAGCTGCATAATTCCCGTTATCAAGAGCCAGAATGTGTGCACACTTATGTTCTTGAGGTATTTCAGAATGTTCAACATCTAATATATTAGTATCTGGGTGTGCCCAATCAATTGTAAAAAGATATTTACCATTATAAAATTTTTTATCTAATCCTAAATATTTTCCACTTACACCATCCAACCAATCAAAGCAATGCACACTAGGCCAATAACTAAAACTGTTCCACAGTTCCAACTCGTGAACGTGCATATCGGGCACTTCGGCTCGATCATACGATTTTTGGAAAAACGCTGAGATAGGCAAACGCCAATAACACGCACCGTTTGGTAACATGATGTTAAATAAGATAGCCCTGCCCGAGATACTGGTAAGGCCGAAGATAACACATTCGAGCTCACCTCTTTTATTTTTGTCCAAATCATAAAGATACTCCTTCCTAATTTTACAATAAATTGGTGGTATATTTGCATTTAAATATGCCATTATTTAAGTATTAATTTTTTTATACTTTTACTTCCGTCAATATTTTCTTCTAATTCTGCCATGGATTTAATACATTGATATTTTATATTACCACCAATTTTTAATCCACGTTTTGCGACACGTGCGCCTTTGAGACATTCAGACATTGAAGTCTGTATACGAGCTTCCTTAATTTCTCCTCCTACAATCATAAGTAAAGCTATCACCATTTCCATTATTGATGACTCCCGTTTGCTCTTACTTTGTCTTTTAACTTCTCAATATCTTCTAATGCCTTTTCCATTTGTTTCGTTACAAATTCAATATTAACCTTGTTATGCATCATATCTTCAATTCTAATTTCAATTTTTTCAACGGATGAATAAAGATCTTCCAATAAAAATAGTTGTTCTTGATCTACGGGGACTTGTTCAGATTTTTTTAATAAATCATTTTCGAATAATTCACGTGATGTCTCAAGCGAGGTCAGCCTTCCAGTCAGTTCTGTGTATGCGACTACGCCAGCCACAACACCTGCGATTATCATTAACATGTTCCTGATAGGCATGCTTACAGATGTGTTCTCTGATATTTTCATTCTAAAATTTTATCTCCCATAAGCTTTAATTCAGGATTTTCTTTTTTATAATTATTTTTAAGATCATCCCAATGACTACCTTCAGGTTTCTTGTTTTCAGGAATAATTATACCAGAACATTTTTGCACTAGCAATGCGAAGTTAGGATTCCGTGCTATAGTAGGATTATTATTTACCTTTCCACACATTTTCATCAACTCCAACTGCTGTTTTAACTTTGCATTTTCTGTTTGCACTTCTCTAAATTCTTTTGTGCAGGCGGAACCTAAATACTTTCTCCAAGTAAGTCTTATTGATTGATCATCACTAGGGCTGCTGTAATTGTTGTCAGGATTATAGTGTCTATACCTACTTTCTGAATCCCTTTGTTCAATCGATATGTCAAAAGAGCCAGTACTACAAGTATTAGTACCGTCATTGAGATACTCATTTCTAGAATGTGCTGGTGTTGCACAAAAAGCCAGAGCTGTCAGCATCAATATTAAAATTCCTGTAAAATAATAGTTCATCCTGGCGTTCTCCATGATTCATAAATCCTATCTACTTAAATCTTTGATGTCGTAGCTATGCTCTCTAACTTGATCAGCTAATTGTCT